CGGTGTCCCATGGTCCACGATTGCGGTGATTTCGGACCGGTATGCGGGCATCGCCACCGAACCGATATCGGTGGTGGTGATATTGGCGAGCGCCGCTTGAATCGTGGCCCGTACCGCCTCCGTGGTGATTTCGCCGCGGTTCGCCTGCGCCACGAGCCCCGCCACGCGTTGAATCGTGAGCGGTGGCGCCGCCGGACGGCCTCCGGCGATTGGTACCACCGCCGGCGCCGGCGGTGTGGGTGCCGTGGCCGCGATTGGTAGCGCCGCCTCGAGTGGTGCCGGCGCCGGCGTGGTGATCATTTCGGTGGTGGTCATCGTTTCCCCTTGTGTTGACGCGGCGACGGAATCGACCACCGCGGACTCGAACGCGCCGAATGGCAGGAGCGCGAGGTGTTGCCATGACGCGGCGTGGACGTTCAGTACGCCGTCCTGGTCGTAGTCGAACGCGGTTGGATCGGCGCCGACAGAAAACATGCGGAGCACACCGTCGCCGGCGAGCACGAGCGCGTCGTCGCCGTCGCGTGTCCTCGAGACACGGACGGTGGAACGCATCGCCGCGCCGTCGTCCACGTTCGCCGCGGTGACACCGATCGCCGGGCCTCCGTGTCCGAGCACCACCACGGCCCGCGATTCCGGATCGAGTGAGCCGGGATGGAACCGGACGCGGCGCCCATCGGACACGGTGCCCACCTCACCCCATGGCACCGCCACACCGGCGATAGTGCGGGCCTCGAGGTCCGGACCTTCCGCGGTGATCAGCGCCGGCGCCGCAAATGTTGCTTCGATCATTGCGGTGGTGCGTTCGGATCTTCCGGCGGTGTCGGATCTTCCGGCGGTACCGGTTCGGTCGGTGTGTTGAATGCGGTTTGCATGTCGTTCCCCTTAGGTTGCGGATCGGTGGTGGACGTGAACGGATTACGGAGCCATGCGTTCGTGTCGAGCCGGACGAATTGTCCGTGCGGAACGACATTCGGGCCGGACAGGGTTTGCTCCACGCATTGCAGATACGGCATCGCTCCGAAATCGAGCAGATCCGATTTCGCTTGCGCCGTGTTCAAATAGGTCATCCCGGTCCCTTGTGGCGCACCCACGAAATAGGCCGGAATGTTCGCCACGTTCGCCAAATCGCCACGCTGATGCATGCGGGCCTCCACGAGCTGCATCCGCGACGGATCCATGGTCGCCTCCCGGTAGCGGAGGAACGGATTCAACGCCGCCGTGGTCCGAGCAGCTCGAGCAGCTTGAAAGTTTTCCGCGATGGTGGCGAGCTCGTCAGCGTCGAGCGGTTCGGAGTTTTCGGTCTGCTCGAGCCATCCCGCCGGAATCTCCGTGAACGAGAAACGCTCCGCGGCGTTGTCCAGATTCACCGCCGTACTGATCGCCCGCGAACCGGTATACAGCAAACCCTCGATCGGTGAGAGGAACTCGAGCACGTCGAGCGGATCCACCTCGAGTGTCCCCCATCGCACGGTGCCGTTCGCGTCGATATGCACGTCCTCGAACTGCATCCACTCGAACGACGCCGGGAACGTGTCCGCGTAGCGGGCGGTCACATGCCAGTAGGCGCGCCCGTAGAAAAGCAGATCGTCGCACGTCCACGCCAACATGTACTGGCGCGTACGGTTCGGATCCGGACGGGCCATCCATCCCGCCGGCGGAACGCGCCGCTCCACCGTCACCGTCGCCGCCGGATCCCACGTGTACGTCCACAGTGTGAGCGGTAGCGCACCAACCGCGGAGCAGATCAGATCGCGGGCCCGCGAAATCGACGGGACACCCATCGCCGTCGCCCGCGACCACACGTCACCGACCGGTGTGAACTCCGCCGGCGCGAGTCGCTGTATCCCGGTGCCGAAAATGCCGCCGGTCACACCGCCCGGACGCGGAGCGGTGGCGAGCGCCACCGGGCGCGCCGCGGCCTCGAGCTCCGCCGTAACGACAGGGACGGCCCGGCGGAACAAACCCACGTGTTTTTACCCCGCGCCGGAATCGTCCGTAACGGCGCGCCGCGAAACGGCGGACGGCCCGGCCTCGAGGTGACGTGCCGCGGTCCATTCGCGCCACGTGAGCCCGGAATCCGCGAACGACGGCGCCGGCGAGCCTGCCGTGTCGTCCGCCGGCGCGTCCGGGCCCGGATCGGTGTCCGCGCTCCGTCGCTTTTGGGCCCCCATAGCGCCCCAATCGTCCGCGACGGCCCACGGATCCGTCCAGAGGTGCCCGTTTTCTCTCACGAGCACCGCCCAGAATCGCCGTACAGCGCCGCTAGCGACCGGAATGGGCTATCGGTGCCCGGAAAGTCTCCCCGGCGAATGTAGCGGCGCCGCCGTTACGGACGAATCGTCCGCCGCGGCCATGCGGGCCCGCCATGCGGCCACCTTCTCCGGATCGTTGCGCCACCCGCGAGGATGCGCGGCGCGGTCGTAGATCCACTCCGGAGTACACCGGTGGTGAGCCATGCGACAGCGCGCCGAACAGAAATATTTTCGCCGGCCACCTTTTTGGCGCCGGCGCGGCGCGGCCATGCGTTCACCGCACCATGAGCATCTCCCGGCCACCGCCACAAGTCCGTCCGCGTCGCGTCGCATCGCGTCGCACGTTACCTATGGTGCGGCCGCACCATAGGTAACAGTCATCCGGCGCGTGCGTAGCCGATTGCGGGCCTGCGGTCACCGGTGGGCCGCGATGCGAGCGCGACGGCCCACACGAGACAGCGTGCGAGCTCTATCGAGCCGCTCGAGTGTGCGGTGGACAGTCCGGCCTGTTTCGTGGCGACGGCGCGGCCGACATGTTCGTCCAACAGTGTGGACGGGAGGTGCACCACTTGTCCGGAGGTGATCATTGAACGCAATAGCGGAACGTTGCGGGCGAGCTCGCGCAATCCGACCACCGTCGTTTTGCGGGCCATGGTCGGTGGGAGGTGGGCCTCGAGTGTCGGTGTGATCGCCACCGTGTCCACCGTCGCGTATTCGCCGTCGAGCGCCTGCCAGAGCTCGTCCTCGTGTTCGGTGATGATCAGCGGGCGGACATAGGTGACGCCGTGCGAGTACCACGCCCGGAGCGCGTAGAACCGGTCGCCGGCCATTGCCACCTCCGCGGCGACCGATCCGCCGATTGGATCCGGTGCGGTGAACGACACGCACCGATCCCATACGCCAGGTTGTAGCCACGACTCCGAGCTCGAGGTCCACATGTTCAGTGATGCCCGGAGGAACGCGGAGCGGTCCGGGCCGTCGTACTCCGCCAACAGTGTTTCCGGTGTCAGCGTGGTCCCTAGGCACGGATTCGGCCACGCCCACCACCGCGGGTCGTGCCAATCCGCCGCCGGTGGTATCGACCACTCGAGGAAACAGAATGCGCCGGCGTCACCGGCCTCGATTGTGTTCAGTCCGCGTTCGCGCCATTGTCGGAGCAGCGTCGAACCCTCATCGCCCGCGGTCGATGCCATGATCAACAGCGGATTCGGACGGGCCCGCATCGCCGGGATAATGCCGTCGTTGATCGCCTCCGGTTTGATCCGCCACGATTCGTCCGCAATCACCATGTCAAAACTCCACCCATGTCCGGCGTTCACGGTGTTCGATTGCGCGATCAGCACCGAACCGTTATCGAACTCGAGTCGTTGCCGGCCAAACGAAAACGTTTTGGCGACGATCCGGGCCTCGAGGATCCGCGACAGTCGCACCACCACCGCCTCCGTCAGTTTCAAATCGTGCGACAGCCATGCGACGGTTTGGCGCCCGTGGCGGTCCGCGTGTTCCGTGCACCAATAGCCCACGAGCGCCTCAAGCCCGGTGGTCTTGCCGTTCTGGCGTGCCACGGACTCGAGCGCCTGCCGGTGCACGAGCCGTCCGTGGTCGGTGGCGAGCATCCGGTTAAACGCGTGCGATTGCCACCGCATCACCGGATTCGGCATGTACCGCCGCGCCCATTTCGTCACCGCCGGCCCATAGCTACCGTCGCCCATTTTCGGTGTCTCGAGCCGCGGCGTAAACCGGCCCTTAGTCGGGATGAGCTCGAGCGGATCCACCGGACGGGAGACACGCTGCCGCGGGCCCGGTGGACGTTCGCCCGCGTGATGCCCGTTCGCCCTCGAGCGTGCGTTACCGAACCGGCCACCGAGCTTTTCGTTACACGGACGACACGCCGGGCGGAGATTGGCGAGCGAATGGTCACCGCCGCGGGCCACCTCGAGCACGTGGTCCACCGTCGTCGCCCGCCCTAGACAGCCGGCGAGCCCTATCGCGCACACCGGATCGCCGGCGAGCAGCACCGCCCGGTTCCGGAGGTACTCCGGATCCTTGTACGCACGTCCGTCGCTAGGCATCCATCGCCCCGATTGCCACCGCGACGGCCTCGAGCGTCAGGTACTCGCGCCATGACCAGTAGCGCGCGTCCACGAGCGCGCCGGCGCGGTCAATCTCCGCGCAAATCTGGCGCACCTCCGCGCGCCGCGAACCGTCGTGCGCGAGCGTCCGCCACGGATCTACACGAGCACGAAAATCGCCTGCTAGATCGGCAGATTTCATGCAATCCCGTTGCATGTTTATGCATTCCGGCGTGCATGGTCATGCATCGCCGCGGGTCGCCCTTGTTCCCGGCGAAAAAAGGGGACAGGGATCGGGGGATGATAGTAAAAACGCGATCCAAAAACCGCGGACATGCTGGACTTTTCCTGCATATTCATGCACTCGAATGGTGCATGGTCATGCATGGATCCATGCATGCCGAACCGCTCGAGCCGGCCCGCTCGAGCTCGTGATTCGCTAGCCGGTGAACTGGTCGCCGGTGGACAGATCGAGCTCGAGCTGCTCCCACCGTCGTCGCTGCCGCCGGGCCCGCTGATCAGCGGTGTTCGCGGCCTTACACCGTTTGCAGCTACACGGTTTTTCCCGGTGCTGGTACCTGCTCCGTGTGCCGTGTGGCGGTAGTGGTGCATTACGTTTGCGCCCCGCCGGCCTGGTCTTGTCTGGCATCCGCCGTTACCTCCGAGCTCAAGGCTAGAACGCGAGCAGCGGGCGATAGCAGCATTTCCTCGTCCGGTTCCCCGCCGGGCCGGTAGCGCATGGACGGCGCATGGTAGATCCACCCGCGCGGTTCGCCCTCGAACTGCCGGGCCTGCCACGACAGCAGCGCCATATGGGCGCCGGCCTCCGTCGCATATTCATACGCCTCCGCCACCTCGCCGTCCGCGTCATGGATGAGCAGGTGGGCCCGCGGTGGTGCCACCGTCCCGTAGGTGTCATGGCGCGGTAGTTCGATCACCGGCGCCCCTGATGATTGATCCGGTCCATGGTCCGCCATGGCACCGGTGGCACGTGCGGTGTACGGCGGCGCCGGCGCCGGGCCATGGCGCATGCCTCGAGCACGGCGCCGGCGAGCACCGCGGAGATGATGACGAATCCGGAGCTCCACGCGTCGCCGGTCATCGCCGCGGCTTCACGAGGTTCCGGGCGATTGCGTCACGCGGTGCCATGCATTCGCTGAGCGGTGGCAGCGGTGGCGCTACCGGCGCCGGTGGCGGTGGCACCGGTTCCGGATCCGCCTCGAGCCCTAGGCGCCGCGCTGCCATGCGCGCCCTTGTCGGACTCCCGATAATGCATTCGGCAGCGTACTGCGCGGACACGCCCTCCGCCTCGAGCCGGTGCAACATGACCGCGTGTTCCGTGATCACGTTCGCCGCGGTGGTCCGGATCCACGCGCCCCAATCGTTCACGTCCGAACCCTTGCGGTGGTGCCGTCGCGCCTCCGCCACGATGGACGCCGCCGTATGACAAAAATCCTCTTCCTCTTCCGCGGTGTCCGGCGGCGCCGCGCGTAAGTCACTGGAAGAAGAGGACATATCAGTATCAGTATCAGTATCAGGTGTTCGGCGTTTCCCCTGGTCAATCGGTATG